AATGATTATATTAAATTGACTGGTGTTGGAGCAAATTCAGTTTCTTTGGCAGGAACAATAACTCAAGCAATATCTTCTGGAGTTGCTGTAACATTTTCCAGACTATTTGATGCAGAACTTGAATTTGGAGAAATTAATAATATAAGTGCAATTCCAATTGAAAATACCTTTATTGCTGGAGTTGGAGTAACAAATAAACTAAGTGGTGAAATTTATGCATATAAATTGGATGATAATTTTATTGGTTTTGCAACTTCACCAACCGATGCACTAAGTTCTCCGCCAAATTTAATCAAATTCATAGATGTTGGGATTGGAATTAACCACTTTGTTAGATCTTTTGATCAAAATTCAAAATCTTTAATACTCATCGATAATATAGTTCAATCCCCAGTAGTTGCAACAGCAATTACTTCATCTCTTGCCGCAGATTTAAATATTATAGACAACACTTTAGCATTTACTGGTATAACTTCATTCTTCAGTGGAGATTTGATTCAAATAGATAATGAAATAATGAGAGTTATTGCCGTTGGGACTGGAGTAGCAGGAACTTCCGTAAGTGTTATTAGACCGTTTTTGGGGACAGTTTTAGATGAGCACAGTCAAAATGCAACAATAACAAAATTAAAAGGAAATTATACTATTAGAAAAAATATACTTCATCTTGCAGAAGCACCATTTGGTCCGATAAAAGATGATGTAAATGGCGATGTAAATATAAAATCAACATTCCAGGGAAGAGTATTTTTAAGATCTGGTGATATATTGACTGGAAGGAGTACGTATGATTCAAATTATGTTTTTGATGATATTAGCGAACTTTTTGATGCGAAAACTAAAGATTTTACTCTAACTTCAGAAAACCAAAGTGTTACAGGATTTTCTACTCAATCTGGCGTAGTTTTGATAAATAATGTCTTCCAAATACCACAAGACGATTATAATTTTACAGAGGCTTTAGGACAAACTGAAATTAATTTCACAGGTACAGCAACATCTATTCGATATGATGTAAATAATGCATCAATACCAAGAGGTGGTGTAATTGTTGCTGCAGCTACAAGCAATGGATTTGGGTATCAACCTTTAGTTTCTGCTGGAGGTACTGCTATTGTTTCTATAGCAGGAACTATTCAATCAATTAGTATAGGAAATAGTGGTTCTGGATATAGGTTTGGTTTACAACCAACTATCAATGTCGGTGTACAAACTTATAGTGGTGGTACTCCAAATATAGAATTTATTGGAACTGCTGCAGTAAGTAATGGTAATGTTGTTAGCATTGCTATAACAAATCCAGGTTCAGGATACACATCAACAAACCCACCAGAGGTTGTATTTGATGCACCATTATCATATTCAAATTTAAACTTGAGCGTAGATTCTGGAATTGGAACAGAAGCTACTATTGACATTGTAGTTGGTCAAGGATCTAGTGTTATCGATTTTAATATCAAAAACTTTGGATATTCCTATGATATTGGAGATGTTTTAACTGTAGAGAGTGGTGGAAGCACTGGTATACCTACAGATAGTTCACTACCATTCCAACCATTCCAATTAACGGTTGAGAGAGTTTTTGTTGATGATTTTAGTGGATGGTCTTTGGGTGAACTTGAGCCATTAGATCCATTAGATGATCTGTTCAATGGTGATAGAGTAACTTTCCCAATACAAAGAGATGGCAATAGATTTGCTATTATCAAAAGAAAAGGTAAAAATATAGATTTGAAAGCAGTATTATTGATATTCATTAATGATATTCTTCAAGAACCAGATGTTGCCTATAGATTTGATGGTGGAAGTACAATAACTTTTACAGAGGCTCCTAAAGAGGGCGATAAAGGAAGGATATTATTCTATAAAGGAACCCCTGGAATAGATGTGGTAGATGTGGATTTACTAGAAACAATACAGATTGGTGATAAAGTTAAATTGGTTGGAGATAAGACCAATCTTGTACAAGAACAAAGATTGGTTACTGATATTATTTTGCCAGACGTTTTGGAAACAAATCCATATATTTCTGATGGAATTGTTAGTGATAATTCCTTTAGAAGGTCAATTAATTGGTATAGGCAAAGAAATGATTTAGTAGTTAATAAAGTTGAAGCAAATAAATCAAGGGTAGTTTATGAACCATATATAAATCCAGAATGTAGAATCATTGAATCTGTAGGAATTGGAACAACTCAAATATACGTAGATTCTGTTAAGACTATTTTTGATCCAGAGAATGAGGATCTGCAGTCAGATTCCCCAATAGTAAGAACTGTTCAAATCATAGATGATAATCCATTAGTTTCAGCAGCTGCTACTGCTATTGTTTCTATTGCAGGAACAATTCAGTCTGTGGTTGTATCTCACGGTGGAGTTGGATATAGTACAAGTTCTTTAAAACCAGAAATTTCCGCATCTATACAATATCCAATAGGAGTTGGAAAAACAGGAGTAGCTAAGTTGAAGACCAATCTAGTTTCTGGATCTATAGATTCTATAGATGTAGTTTCTCCCGGATTTGGTTATAGTCAATCAAATCCACCAAAAATCTTAATCGAAGAGAGAAGTACAAAGTCAACATTAGTTAGTAATGTTTCTTATAGAGGAGACTTTGGAATAATAACGGGAATAGGAACTACAAATGTAGGAGTTTCTACAGGACTCGTTTTTGATTTACTAATTCCAACATATTCATATCTTAGAAATTTCAACGTAAATGCACCAATAACTACGGTGAGTGGAATTGGATCGGGATACTTCTTTAAGGTTTCAAACTCTAATGTAGGTTTTGGACTTACAAGTTTCAGGCAAGATGGATCAATAATTGGTATTGGTACTAATTATATTGACAATATATATCAAGCAATTTCAGTTTCTTTTGCTACTACGTCAGTATTTGGCGAAAGTGATCCCAAAAATATTGCGAGAGTAACGGTTAGTGTTTCTGATACATCCAATTTAAATTCATTACTTGGTTCTGAAACATATTTTGGTGATTATAGTTGGGGAATAATAGAGGTTCCAAATACTATAGACAAGCAATATGATGTTTATCCAGAAAATGGAGTGATTGGATTGAATACAACACCACTTATTAGAAGATTTAACCGACTTAGATTTTCTAGTTATAATAATACATAAATTAGTTAAATAAATATAGAAAAAAGATATAAATCAATGTCTGCTATTATAACAGATCAATTCAGAATTTTGAGTGCTGACAATTTTGTTTCCTCGATAGGATCTACTACAAATTCATATTATGCATTCGTTGGATTGACAAATTCAACAGATTACAAGTCAGATTGGGAAGATCTTCCAAGGTCTCCAGTAGATTCTTTTGATAACTTTAATGATGTGTGGGATACAATTATTGCACTTAAAAAAATTAGTGCCGGTGATGTGAGAAAGGTCATCAGAAAAAATACTTGGGAAAGTGGAACTATTTACGATACATATAGGCAAGATATAAGTAGATTGAGAAGATCAAATCCAAGTGATAGGACCAGTTTATATGAATCAAATTATTATGTAATTAATAGTGACTTTAGAGTTTATATGTGTCTTTCTAATGGATTTGATCCAGATAACACGAATGGAAAACCTTCTCTGGACGAACCACGTTTTACAGATTTAGAACCAAGAGCTGCTGGTGTTAGTGGTGATGGATATATTTGGAAATATATGTATACAATCAAACCAAATGAGATTGTAAAATTTGATTCTATAGATTATATTGTAACACCAATAGATTGGGAAAATGATGCTGATAATGCTGCAGTTAGAGAAAATGCAGACCCCGAAATTAGTGGTCAAATAAAAGTTGCTTTTATAACAAATAGGGGAAGTAACCTCGGAGCAGCAAAAGTATATGAAAATGTAAAAATTATTGGAGACGGTTCTGGTGCTTCAGCAACTATAGTTGTTGGAACAGATGGTACAGTTGAAAGTATAGACGTTATTGAAGGTGGAACTGGATATACATTTGGTAGAGTCGATATAGAGTCTGCTGGAATAAATGGAGATGTAAATCCAACTTTTGATGTAATTATTCCACCATTAAAAGGTCATGGATTTGATGTATATAAAGACCTTGGTGCAAAGAATGTTTTAGTTTATACTAGAATTGAAAACGATAATTTAAATCCAGATTTTGTAGTTGGAAATAAAATTGCAAGAGTTGGGATAATAAAAAATCCAGAAAGATCAAACAGTTCAATAGTTTTGAATTCGGATAAAGCAAGTGCATCTTATGCACTTAAATTAACAGGCAACTTAAATGCTGCAACATATGAACCAAATTCAAAAATAATTCAAGAAGTTGGAATTGGCCAAACTGCTGTTGGTAGAGTCATTTCTTTTGATAAAACAACCGGAGTTTTAAAGTATTGGCAAGATAGAAGTATGGTTGGATTTGATACTGGAACTACTACTTTAACATATGAACCAGAGTATGGATATACTCAATATAGATTTTCTTCTGAGGGAGGTTTAATTGTTGGAGAAACTTCAACATTAGGTATCCAGACTACATTTACAGGCGTAAGTACTGCTATAAATAGTAAGACATATAACCTGGGACAATCCTTTACAAAAGGTTTATCCAACCCTGAAGTTAAAAAATATTCTGGAGAAATGATCTATATTGACAATAGACCTTCTATTACTAGATCATTAAACCAAAAAGAAGATATCAAAGTTATTTTGCAATTCTAATTAAGAATTATGCCACAAGAAACGAACCTCAACGTATCCCCTTATTTTGACGACTTTGATAAGGATAAAAATTTTTATAAAGTCTTATTTAAACCAGGATACCCAATTCAAGCTAGGGAACTTACATCTTTGCAATCAATATTGCAAAATCAAATTGAACAGTTTGGATCGAATATATTTAAAGAGGGTGCTAAGGTAATTCCCGGTCAACTAACATATTTCAGCAATTTTTATGCAGTAGAAATTGAAGCAGAATTTTCAGGAATTCCAGTTTCATTATACTTAAATGATTTAGTTGGAAAAGTAATATATGGAAGATCTTCTGGAGTAAGAGCCAAAGTAAAAAAGGTTTTAACTTCAAATCAATCAGAAAGAAATAATATAACCCTATATGTAGATTATCTAGAATCTTCTACACAAAATTTAGAAAGTAGAGAATTTTTTGATGGTGAGGTTATTCTTTCAGAAACAACAATTTCTTTTGGAAATTCCTTTATTTCTGCAAATGAAGGAATTTGTCAGACTTTATCAACGAATGCAACCTCAACAGGATCTGCATTTGGGTTATCAAATGGGGTATATTTCTTAAGAGGAACTTTTGTTCAAGTATCTGATCAGATATTAATTTTAGATCAATATGATAACAAGGCAAGTTATAGAGTTGGACTCTCTATAGATGAGCAAATAATTAGTGCCGATGTTGATGAGTCTCTGAACGATAATTCTCAGGGATTTAATAATTTTTCTGCACCGGGTGCAGACAGATTAAAGATAGAAGCAACTTTGTCCAAAAAGGACATTAATGATTTTGACAATACAAATTTTGTTCAGTTGGCGACAGTTCAAAATGGAGTTTTGAGGGAAATTAATAATAATGGAGATCTAAATTTCTTAGGTGATGAACTTGCAAGAAGAACATTTGATGAATCTGGACACTATTATGTAAAATCATTCAATACTCTCTTGAGAGAAAGTTTGGATGATGGAAATGGAAATGGTGGGATATTTGAAGAAAGTCAATTAACTTATGGTGGATCAAAGCCAGAAGAGTCTTTAGGAATATACAAAATTAGTCCAGGAAAGGCATATGTAAAAGGATATGAGGTTGGTTTTGAAGGGCCAACATTTTTAGATGTACCTAAACCAAGAACGACAAAGACATTAAAGAGTCAAAGTGTCAATTTTGGTTATGCTCCAACATTTAATGTTAATAATTTAACAGGTTCTCCATTAATTGATTTTAATACATCCACTGTTGTAAGTTTAAGGGATTTAAAGGTAGGAACAAGTCCAAATGTTGCTCAAGGTAATGAAATTGGGCAGGCAAGAGTATATGATTTTTATTTGGATGAAGGAAATTATACTGGAAATTTAGCTGACAATAAATGGAATCTTTCACTTTATGACTTGGAGACATATTCAGTATTAACTTTAAAAGAACCAGTAACTTTAACAACTCCAGTTTATGTTAAAGGAAAGTCAACTGGAGCAACTGCGTATCTTAAAACTAGTGTAACAAATTCAAGCACAATAACAATATATCAGATAAATGGAAAGTTTTCCGAAAAAGAAACTATTGAATTTGGAAATGCTGATCAAGATAATAATGAAAGATTTGTAGTTAGTATTAGAAATTACGATACTTCTGATGTAAAATCTGTATTTTCTACTGGTTCTGGAATAACATTTTCTGCAGATGTAGTTCAACTACCAAATCTTGTCCTTGGAAATGCCACCATTACCCCAGCTATTGTAGGAATATCTACTGTTAGAGTTCAGGGTCGTAAAATAAAAAATAAATTAAATGTTGGAAATATTATAAGATGTGGAAGAGCTGGAATTAGCACCTTTACATTTGGTAGGGTTGTTAGTTTTAATGAAGATAAAA